TAAGCATATGGCACTCTTAAGCGCAAAAGAGATCAAGAACGCCATCCGAATTATGATGGAAATTCTTGAGAAGCTGGACATGATTTATCATGCACTTCACGACAACAAGGAGGAAGAGAACAATGGCTAAGAGAGTCAAGATGAGTCCCAGCAAAGACAAAAAGGTCTTTACGCAGACGGCAAAGAAAACTAAAGCCGTCAATGTCAGCCCGAAAAACATGCGAGGAGGTACAAGACTGTAATGTTTAAGAGATACTACGCAATCTATGACAAAGTCGCCAAGGTCTACAGTGGCCTTTTCGAGCAGCAGAACGACGCTGTCGCAAGCAGACTCTTTGAGAGCCAGCAGAAAAACAAAGACAGCTTTATCAGCATGAAACCCGAGGATTTCCAGCTCTGCTATATCTGCACAATGGAGGACGAAAGCGGCGAAATCTTCGACAACAACAAAACACTGATTTGTGAGGGCAAACCCAATGAGTAACTTCCGAAGCGCATACAGTGGACAGATAAGGCACACAAGCCCAACCGGAAACGGACACGAGCCGGAGTATGAGTATAAGCTGAAGGACAAAGGCCGGGAGCTGGTAAAAACCGGTGAAAAAGACGTCTACGCGCTCATTCAGAGCAGGCTAGACGAAACAAAAATCGAAAATATCATCAAAAAAGCGACTTATGACCCGGCAGCACTGGGAAGCCAAGACTGGCAGAACAACGGAACATTCGTGGACATCTCTGACGTGCCAACAAGTTATCACGAGTGGTACGGACGCATCAAAGACGCCGAAGACAAGTTCGAAAAGTTGCCGGTGGAGATCAAAGCAAAATGGGACTACGACGTCGAAGCATACGTCATGGCATACGGCACAGAAGAGTGGGCCGATAAAATGGGCATTTTGAAGAAAACAAGCGATGCAGCAGCGGCTGATCAGAGCACGACAGAGAGCAAAGTGCACAAAAAAGAGGAGGCGAGCGAATGAACCGCAATTCCGAAAACCGATTTGCAGAAAATCCGCAAGTTGACGTAAGCCGAAGTCGCTTTCGACGTAACAGCGACAACAAGACAACTTTTAACGCGGGCGACCTCATCCCCATCTATCTGGATGAGGTGTTGCCGGGCGATACGCACCAAATCGACCTTGCCTGCGTCATACGTATGGCGACTCCCATCTTTCCTGTGATGGACAACGCCTTTTGCGACTTTTATTTCTTTTTTGTCCCGAACAGACTGCTCTGGGAGCATTGGAAAGAGTTCATGGGCGAAAACCGGGAAACAGCGTGGACGCCGAAGGCGGAGTACAGCATACCGCAGGTAACAGCACCAACTGAAGGCTGGGCAGAAGGAACGCTAGCCGACTATCTGGGGCTGCCTACCAAAGTAGAAGGTATCAGCGTGAGTGCACTGCCAGGCCGTGCATACGGCCTTATCTATAACGAGTGGTTCAGAAACCAAAACATCACGCAGCCGACGCTTGTAGAAGTGACAGACGCAACCACGACCGGAAAAAACGACGGCAGCGCTACAAACGACAGCGCCATCACTTTAGCAAAGCCTCTTAAGGCTGCAAAGGTGTTCGACTACTACACCGGAGCCTTGCCGGAGCCTCAGAAAGGCGAACCAATTGCAATTCCAATCGCCGGAGGAGCAGCACCAATCTTCGTATACAACAACACAAAACTAGAGAAAAAATGGGATAGCAGCGACAACTGGATTTCATATAACCGCGTGATAGGAACTCAAGGCGAGGAAGCAACAAGCTTTAAAACAGGACAAGTCGGAGTAGGTGAAACATGGGACTATGAATTAAGGCCGTTAGGAACAGACCTTAGTAACGTAACATCAGCAACAATTAACCAGCTCCGCCAAGCTTTCCAAATTCAGAAACTTTTGGAAAAAGATGCCAGAGGCGGCACGCGCTACCGCGAAGTGCTACGCGAGCATTTTGGCGTTATATCGCCGGATTCTCGAATGCAGATTCCAGAATACCTTGGAGGATACCGGCTACCCATCAACGTATCACAGGTTATCCAGACTTCGGCAACTGATAACACGAGTCCGCAGGGCAACACAGCAGCGCTCAGCGTCACGACGATGAACAAAGGGATGTTCACAAAGTCGTTTACTGAACATGGCTTCATCATGGGTCTGGCAGTAGTACGCACAGACCAGACATACCAGCAAGGTATCGAACGTATGTGGTCGCGCAAGGGCCGATACGACTACTATTGGCCCGTACTGGCCAACCTTGGTGAACAAGCCATCCTCAATAAAGAAATCTACGCTCAGGGAAGCTCAGTGGACGAAGAAGCCTTTGGCTACCAAGAGGCTTGGGCGGATTACCGCTACAAGCCCTCTAAGGTAACAGGCCTTTTCAGAAGCAATGCACAGCAAAGCTTGGATGCATGGCACTACGCGCAGGATTACAACGCACTACCCACGCTAAGCACAGCGTGGATGGAGCAGGGCGACGACGAAATGAAGCGGACGCTCGCTAGAAGCGACCAGCCAGATTTTATCGCAGACTTCTATTTCATGAACAAAACCACGCGGTGTATGCCGGTCTACTCTATTCCGGGACTCATCGACCACCACTAAGAAAGGAGGAAGCCGGGGAAACCCGGCTATTTTAGTATATGGGATTTTTGGCAGCAGCAATACCATTTTTAGGAACAGCAAGCAAAGTACTTGGAGGATTAGGAAGCGTCATCAGTGCAGGCACGGGCATTTACAATGCACTCAAAGGGCAGTCAGGCAGTGGATGGACCAGCGCAGACAGCTACAACCAAGCACACGGCGAGGGCGGATCATTCATGACCGGCGAAAGCGGCGTGAACATGGACCAAACGAAAGAGCTTGCAAAATACTTCCTTGGGCAGAGCCAGCAAGCACAAGGGATGCAAAGCTTACAAAACAACAAAAATTCTCTCATGGCACTAGGCTTAAACACCTTGGGAGCTATCCAACAGGGCGTTTATAACAGGATCCAGCAAGATGCAGCCATGAGCTACAACAGCGCAGAAGCAGCCGCAAATCGAGCATGGCAAGAGCGAATGAGCAACACAGCTTACCAGAGAGCTACAGAGGACATGAAAAAAGCGGGAATTAACCCGATACTTGCAGCACAGCAAGGCGGAGCAAGCACACCGGGAGGAGCACAAGGCAGCATCAGCCAAAGCAGCATAAACGCACCAAGCGTGGGAACACAGTCGGCCAGTATGCCAACGATCTCCGGCACAGTCGCAAACTTTTCAAAAACCAAAGCCGAAAGCTGGAATTGGACAGACTCAAGAGGAGAGATGCACAGCAGCGGCTACAACAGCTATCAAACAGATTTCCCAGACTTAACACCATGGCTTAATCAAAACAAGAACAGCGGCAAAAAAGCCGGAAATGACACGGTGGACGCGCTAAGCGGAGCTGACCACAAAGCAAGAAGCGGCAAAGTGCCAAATCTTAATCCAATGAACAAATATATTAACGGAGGCAAATAATGAGTTGCGAACGGCCACTTATCCGCGTATACAATCCAAATGACCACAACGTAACAGGGTCAATAATGACCTTAGAAAAGTACAGAGAAAGAGCGCACAATCCAACAGCAACTTATGAGAGCATCGCATACAGACCAGACGTAATGCTACTACCGTGCGGAAAATGTTTAGGATGCAGACTCAGACAGCGGCAAGATTGGGAAACGCGAATGCTGATGGAGTCAAAAACACTAACTCCAGTATGGTTTTTAACTCTAACATGGAATCAAGAAAACGTGCCGGGTATGGTAAGAAAAACCGGCGAAATCATAAGAGGTGCAGTACACCAGTGGACGACCGGAAACGCGCCGGAAGTAGTGCAAATCCTACTGCAAGAGGACATGGTGCTTTTTAACAAGCGTCTCAGAAAAAAGCAAGAAATGTCCAATAAATGGGGCTTAGACCTAAGATACTTTTATTGCGGCGAATACGGCGAAAACACGGGAAGGCCACATCATCACGGAATTTATTATGGCTTGGAAATACCAGACCTTAAGAAAAAAAAAGGTGATAATCCGTACTTTGAAAGCGAAGAGCTAAACAGAATCTGGGGCATGGGCAATATCATCATAGCAGAAGCATCACCGGAAACAATGGCTTATGTAGCTGGATATGTAACAAAAAAAGCCTATGGAAACGACAGCAAAAGGTATAGAGAGCTAGGACTTCCAACACCATATTGCTGTATGTCGAGAAACCCGGGCCTAGGCTATGACTACTACGCAAGCCACAAAAAACAGATGTACAAAGACGACGGAGTGTATTTTAACGGAAAAAAACGGCCAATTCCGCGATATTTCGATAAAAAATACGAAGAAGAAAACCCTATAGACCTATGGAGGATCAAAGAAAAACGGCAGTCAAGCGCAATCAACGCGCTAAAAATCAAGATGAGCAAAACAGGACTTACGATAGAACAAGAAGCAAGCATAGAAGAAGAAGCAAGACGGCAGCGATTTAGAAAAGCCAGAGGCTTATTTTAGTGTCAGTGGGCCTAATCCTATCAAGATAAGGATTAGGCCCACACCCAAAATTCATAGTCATTCACGGCTAAACAAATCATCACTCATAAAAGCGAGGGGTCTCCTACGGGAGACCCCTTTCGTCTACGCCCCTAGTAGGGGCTGCCGAGATCACGAAGCAAACCATAGATTCAACTACGCTCACGCGCACGCACGCGCGAAACACGCACGCACGCACGTGTATCTATAAACGTCATCTATTATATATAACTTGTTGTAGTAGTAGTAGTAGGCGCTGTGGAAAAGTTGAAAGTGATAAAAATTCCTCGTTATCACGTGAAAATTAAGAACAATTCGCAGTTGAAAACTATGTTGAGAAATTGTTGGCAATGTTGAAAGGCTTTACTTAGGTAAAGTAAATTTCGTATAATGATGTTGAAAACTTGTGGAAAGTGTTGAAACCGTGGAAAACTCAGAAACCGGTTAGCCTAACTAACTGGGCACCGGTTAGTATAAGCAATCTCGCCTGCGGGCGAGAAACCGGCGTTTTAGCCAAAATTGCTGCGCAACCTTGGCTAAAACGCTGGTTGTTTTTTTTTACGGAAAAGCATTATAATAGGCTGTAGAAAGGTGGTATTTCAAAATGACAGAAACGCGAAGAAAGCAGCTCAGTACAGGTGTAATAAAACCGTCAGAGCAAGAAGATTTCGAATACCTCATCAAAAAGCTTTACAGAGCGCTCAATCGAGCATATACTGTAGAAGAGGCCAAGGCTATCATAGAAGAAATCTACAAGCTCAAGGCTAAAAAAATCAAGAAGGAGG